GCTTATAATTATGATAATGATGAAACTAGCAAAATGATTAATTCAACACCAGAATATTTACTTAAAACTATAAACGATGAAAAAACAAATGAATTTATTAAATACATTCTTACAATAACACTTGCAATGTATGAAAATTATTATTTTTTAATGAATAATTTCTTTGAATTTACAAAAAAATTTCCCGATTGGTTTAATCTATTTATTACACCTCTTGCAATTTTACCTATTATGTTTTTATTCTTCAATGTAATTAATGGATGTTATGGATTTTTCATGTCTTTTTATTTACTATTCAATAAAATTAACAATAGTACAAATAATGAAAATGATGCAAACAAATCATATTCGTTATTAGAAAAAATAGGGCTCGCTATAGTAACTTTGATGGTTTATTGTACAGGTATACCTGCTGCCATTCTCGCTTTAATAGTTCTAGTCATCGGCTTTAAGATTTTGTTTAATCCATTATATTTAAATACTAGTAAAGATGATAAACCTATTACATTTTGGCAAAAATTAGGTGATATTTTAATTTATAATAAATTTACTATAACCATAATATTAACACTCTTTACTTTTTGTGATTTGATATCATCTTTTGGAATTTACGTTGGGATTTGTATTTTTATTGTAGCATTTTCAGTAATGTTAAGTGGGTGGCCAAGTATTTATGAATTAAAAAAATTTGCTGCTACTACTGCTACTACTGCTACTACTGATGCTACTACTGCTTCTGCTATTAATAATAATGACCAAGGACGTGCCGCAAGAGGCAATGAAAATACAAATGGTGACAATGCTGGATCACAATCGGTCGATATCAGTCATTTAAATCAATATTTAAAACAACCAACAATAAAAATAACAACACCATCTGCACCTCCGCCAGAGTTAATTCCTGGACTGTCAGATTCAACCAGAATAACAACGAACCCAACTAGCGAAGGGACAGATTTCAACCCATCGGCACCTCTTCCAGAGTTAATACCTGAATCTGCAACCCCAAAAGCGGAAAAAACACTGCAACAAAAGTTAGATGTATTACGTCTTCCACATGATGTAAAAACGAAACAAGAAGCCGGGGCACCAAAACAACGCAAAAGTAGAAGAAATAAATGATTGTTTAAATAATAATATAAAAAATAAGATATAATAATACTATGGCCAAAAAACCAAAAAATACTAAAAAACCAGGAAATGAAAATAAACTACCATTTGTCAGTATTTGTACCCCAACTTTTAATCGAAGACCGTTTTATCCAATGATAATACAATGCTTTAATAATCAAACTTATCCAAAGGATAGAATGGAATGGATAATTATTGATGATGGTACAGATAAAATCGAAGACTTAGTAAAGGATATTCCACAGGTGAAATACTTTAAATATGACGAAAAAATGAATTTAGGTAAAAAACGTAATTTGATGCACGAAAAAGCAGTAGGTGATTTTATTATTTATATGGATGACGATGACTATTATCCGTCAGAACGTGTTCAACATTCGGTTGAAACCTTGCAAAAAAATCCACAAGCAATGGTTGCAGGGTCAAGTGAAATGTACATTTATTTTAAACATATAAACAAAATGTATCAATTTGGGCCTTATAATCCAAACCACGCAACTGCGGCTACGTTTGCTTTTCGTAGAGAATATATCAAACAATCAAACTACGAGGACGACGCAGCTTTGGCAGAGGAACGTCATTTTTTAAAAGGATATACTGTACCGTTTGTTCAATTGGATCCAGTAAAAACCATTCTTGTTTTTTCACATATTCACAATTCGTTTGATAAAAAGGTATTATTGGAGAATGCTCCAAATCCGTTTGTTAAAGAATCTGAAAAGAAAATTGAAGATTTTGTAAAACAGCCAGAATTGCGGGATTTTTTTATTAATAAAATAGACGATCTATTGAATGATTACGAACCAGGTAGACCAGAAAACAAGCCTGAAGTTTTAAAACAAATAAAAGAAATAACAGAAAAGCGAAAGATTATGGAGGAGCAAGCGAGACAACAAGCTGCGTCAGTTCAAAATGGTCAGAGATTAGTACCATTAACCCCTGAAATAATAAAACAACTACAGAATCAAGGTGTTCCTCCTGAAACGATACATCAATTTTTTAGACAAGGTGGGGTACCCATAAACAATAATATGCAACCGCACAACATTATTCAACAATATGAAAGCAGGTTTATAGAGCAGCAAAAAATTATTGATAGTTTGAAAAATGAAAAAAATGAACTTGCATCAAAGGTTGAATATCTAGAGAATAAAATAAAGACCATTATAGATCAAAAAATAAATTCTATTAAAGAAACTAAAACCATAAATATCGACTCATCTACATCTAATTGATTTACTTTTATTATTGATTTATAAAAAAAATTGATTTAAAGAGTCTGAGTATAATATATCATATACACTATCGGTTAATCATCAAGAATGAGCTGCTATTACGAGGACAAATATTTGAATGAGGACAATGACAGTTATATTTCCGTTTCGGATAGAAAAAAGATTCAAAAGGAATTGGAAGAGCTGAATAAGGGCGACAAGAATTATTTTAAGCTGAAGCGTCAGCCATATGAGTTTTCTGGGAAGACCGTTACAGTAGGCGTTTTCGGATCTGGTGATGTGGGGTCATCCATTCGAGACGCAGTTACTGGTACACGATATAAGCACAAGGTTGGTAGCAGATATGAGGATTTGTATTTCTCTGTTAGGCTCGCGACTGGCGAGGCGGGAAAGAATTCACCGACACTATTCTTCGAATCGCCAGAGCAATATGAGCAACATCTATTTGTTGAAATAGATGACAATGCAAAGCGTGAATGGTATATGAAAAATAGGGTTGCCAGACAGAATTTGATTGCAGAGGAGGAGAGTCGAGAAAAAAAACAGAGAACATTTATTGTCAGGTAATCGTTTTAGATATTAGGTATTAGTAAAAATATAAAACTAGAATAAACAAATAAACATTAAATATATAATAAAAATAATATACTATGATAATTATATTATTTTTTTCGCTATTTTCTATGTCAACGTTTAGATGTAAAATAGAAAGGAGTTTAGATTCTGATCTAGTTTCAGGGTTTGATCATAGGTATTTATACAAAAATGACACAGATAACGCTGAATTACTTGTCGATATAAGAAGGCATTTTGCATATAAAAAACTACTGACTCAATTGGAAACGAACAAGATATCCGAGACCGATAAAGTACAAGTAATACGTAAGAATGATATTTTTCACCTTTGCAATACATCAAAATATGCATATAACTATAAAGCGGGCGATCTAATGAAAGACTTTGATTTCGAGTTTGATTTTAATCATCCAACTCACTAGAATCATCATTCTTGAATTCGTCTTCCGCATCATTCTTCGTATATTTTTCCAAATATCGATAAATACGATTTATATCTAATTTTGTTATTTCATAATTTTCAAATAAACCCAACATTTGAGTGTCATCGTATTTCTTTTTCAAATCTAGAAAAAATGAAAATATATCCTTCTGATCCATTCCAAGCTGTTGACACAAATTCTGTATAAAAAGGGAATTGTTATATTCCGTCGAATATTTAGTTAATACTTTAGTAAATCTCACTTCTTGTGGATTATATTTTTGCTTCTTTTTAAACGTTTCGTGATATATTTTGTTATTTTTAAATGTTTTTATTAAAGAACTCATTTCGTTAAACTGCCAAATTTGTTTTTGAAACGTAATTCGATCAATGTAATCTGCGAAACACATATTCTGTAATATTTTTATGTAAAAAGGAATACTGTCCTCTTTTTTCATTTTACCTAGAACATCAATTATATTCTCGTGCCATAATAAACCTACAATTGTCCTGTCCGTTTCATTCATTATGGTTAAATGATCATCTAAAGAAAAATGCTGATTTATCATTTTTTGTGTTATCTTTTTAGTATCATCATTATATGACTTTCGTTGAAAAATATTTAGAATAATATCATCCTTCAAGAGAGAATTCTTATTGATATAAATGTTTGTTATAAAATTAAGTTTTCGTAAATCTGATTGAATAAAATGAATCACATTATTATATATATCTTCATCTAAATTAGGCATAATCAAATTCACAATTTCCTTGTTCTGCTGTCTTGTAGGGCTTTTCAATTCAATGGTAGTGCAAACCTTCATTAATTCATTGATTTTTTTATCAATATGATAATTACCAATACATATAATTGGATTCATTGTCACCTCTTCCTGCTTTTGCTTCTTTGTTTTCTTTGGACGAATTAATTTTATTAGCGTATTTATACCCCCCTTGTCTCCATTATTCATACCATCTATTTCATCCATAACTATAGCAATCTTCTTCACCTTCTTATGAAACATTGACATTATATTTTTATCCGACATATTATGCTTTGTTATGGTATCTATAATTGATTTATTTCTTATATCACCTGCATCATATTTGACTATATCATAATCTAGCTCCTTCAAAATATCCATCACAAAGGTTGTTTTACCTGTGCCTGGTTCTCCATATATATAAATACCCTTCTTGATTAATGGGTTTGATTTATTCAATTCAAAGTTTTTTAATGTCTCTTTCATACATACAATCTCGTTTTCTCTATTTAAAATTTTATTTATTTCTAATTTGTCCATCTTATATTCATACTGGTATTCTTTTTATGTTGATTTTTACTCAATCCTGAATTTATTAAATAACTTTTAACTATTTGCTTACATTTATCGGACTCGTTTATTATGCAGTACTCCTGCAAAAAATATATGTAGTTTGAAAACATTGTTTTTTTATACACATATTTCTTGAAAAACAACCATCTCTCAAAATTCTCGGCAATTAAAAGCCCAAACACAAAATGATTATCCTGTCGAATCATAGCACGAATATAATTTTCATATTCATTTTTTTTTATGTATTTTCTTACAACTGGATGATTTGTAACATAATAATCTTTATTTAAAAATAATGTTACAATTTCTGGAAGAAATGAATATATATCATTTTTCAATTCACTTGGTATTTTTTTAATAATATTTATAAATAATGAATCCATCAAAAGAGTATATATACATTATGATATAATTTTAAATCGTAAATTATATTATACAATTCCAAACATCTTCTCGATTATGTTTGTAAACAAGGGTTTGTAACACCATATGTAATGCCATCCCATGATAATCCGCAACTGTTCGCCCAATTATATTTGGCACATGTGCCATTTGTTCCAGTAAAAGCTGGTGTGGTAAAGTCCATTGTAGATTGAGACGAACAGGTCCCTAAATTATACGTGTTTACACAATTACCTCCACTGCCTTTTGTGTCAACCCAATAATCAGGACAATCCCCAACCATTGGCGGCCATTGTTCTGTCTTTTTATCACGTAATAATACTGTCAAAAAAATGACTAAAAAAACAACAAGAATTATTGCAGCAATAATTAAAACAACCTTTTGGAAATTCATTTGTATATAATTTAAATATATATTTTTTTATAATTCTAATATATATTAATGCAGCATCCACAACAAAGTTCAAATGGCAGAGTCAATATTTTTGCTCCGAAAACAACCGATCTATTTCAAATGTATGATAAAATTCCAGTAAATCAGTGTGCCACATTTAGACATCCGACAGAGGGATTATGGGATAATACTAAACTATCAGAAGCCTTCTTCTCAGGTAAAAACATCTGCACTATTCAAAATGGTATACGTGTTGGTGTATATAAAAGGTCGGATGGTCGCTTCCTCATTAGCAATCAAGACGAGGACACATTAAAAATAATTATGCGATCTGTCTTCTTACAACATTCAGCAAACCAATTAACAAACGTAAAAGAACAAGTTATGCAATTAAATAAAATTGTCTGGGATTATTGCATTCCGCAAATATATGGTGAAGCACAGGGATATCAACAATATATTGTCGACGCATCTACAATGTATACACCAATAGATCCACCAATTATGACTGATAACAATGATAAAGAGCTCATATTGAAGCCGTGGTTTTGATCTTAATACATTAATCAAGCAAAAAAAAGGAAAAATTTACATTTTACATACCTATTCACAAATAATGTCCTTCTGAACTATCTTTATTTCTCTAAACACTTGATTAATTTATCCTTATTTATAATGCGTCTTACCTGATCCATTTGCTCACTTGTTTGCGGTGAAGTGATCTGAACCGGATTTACCCGAAGCTTATGCACATAATTGCAATACTCTAGTGCCTCATCCGCCGTTGTCCCGTACATTAGATATATCATCAAACATACAACAACCCCTGTTCTACCGTGTCCCCCCCAACAATGAATATATAGCACTTCGCCTTGTCTATAAAACTCGACCAATTTTTTTGCCAACTTCAAAATTTTATAGTCTTCGGTAATATTCAAATCTTTTATAGGTAAATGCTCAAATGAGATATTTTTTATAGGTGCGGTCAGAGTAGGTAAATTTTCCTTATTTGCGATTATTTTCAAAACGTCGACAAAATATGGCCGTATGTCAGGTCTTTCAGGATTAGGCTTGAAACCTGCTGGGTATTCAAGCTGAAGACAAACGAATTTCGTGACACCAGCATTCAAAATTTGAATCAAATTTTGCTGATTCAATCTGTCATAAATGTCTCCTGGAAATGCACCAGCGAATATGCCGTCAACCACTTTGTTACTCTCCGGATGGGGACCTAAATACGCACTTTTATTAATATCTGACAATTTTGGCAATTGGTTAAATGCCATTTTCTCAGTTAAAGTATTCGTGAATGAGTTCATTGTTGGTGATTCGTTTGTTAAAATATGTATTATTATAACAAACCAGTTCAATTTTTTTATAATATAAAAACTTAATCCTGAATACTTTGTAGCCACGCTTCTAAAATCTCGATTTCCTTTTCTTTAACAATATTATATTTTAGAAGTTCTTTATAAACAATCATTATATCGTTTTTATTACCATTTAATTGTATATTTTCAAAAATAATGTTTATCATATTTAATACATTGGTATACATTGAATACTCTGAAATGAAATCATTCATTAAATTATGATCATTTCTTATTTGCTTTACTACTGGTGAAATATAGGACAATAATTTATTGTACTCCCACATACATTTCTGAGCTATGTACATTTTAAGAATATCACAAAACCGAAAGCTCACTGTAGAAGGGACATATAATAAATGAAATAGCTCTTTACAAACCCAAAAAGTTATTTGGGTATTTGCAGGCGTGTAAACATTCTTATTTAAAACGAATGATTTGTCCTTGTCAAAACTAATATTACTGTTGTAATTCTGATTAGTTAATCTAAAAATAGCATCAACATCAGGGTCACCTTCGGCGATACTCTGATATATACCTATCTTTTTAATAGTGTCATCATCGATTTTATCCAATGTTATTTGTTCGTTTTTATTTATTAACTCTAAAGGATAACCTCTCGGCCAAATATGATCTTTTGTAAATAAATTATAAATATTTGGCAATTTTGGGGTTTGTACAATTTTGGTATCTATTAAATTATTCCAATTATTAAAATTATCTAATGGACAATTATCGTCATCTGTATCAAAAATCAAATCATAATTATTCTTAATAGCATATAAATAACCTAGGTTTTTTCTACAATAATGATTAAACGGTAGTTTGTCTCTCAATAGAATTAAATCGTCTAAATTCGTATTTGGGTGAATATATATAATTTTTCTATTAACATATGATTCGTGGTCGGTTTTAAGATCACCAACGATAATAATATCAAAGTCAAAACCAACATAATTGGGTATAAATGTATCTTCATATTTATTAATACTCGTAATAATAATACATTTTTTTAGAATCATATTTATATATAATAGGAAAATGTTTGACGAAAATATACTCAATGATTTAGTAAACTTTACCGATAGTGACAAGCAATTTTTGTTGACGGTAAATAAAAATCCTAATTTATTAACATTTGATAATATAGTAACAAATTTGTCTTTTTTTTCAAAAAGATGTATTAATTCTCATTGCAGTGATTATGAGTACGTAGAAACCTATATAGATGATGATATATATTACATTAAAGATTTTAATTTATTTGTTGATAGTAATAAAAAAATAGTTTGTTATAGCAATTGCCAGGTTGACAAAGAATTTTTCGTACATTTCTTGGGGGCTATCAACAATATTATTACAGTAATAAATAATATTGATATTTCTAGTAAAGAAATACCATTTCTAGGTTATTCATTTTTTGCTTGTCAAAAATGGTTTATTTCATATGGCCACTTTACAGATGAAATGTTCAATTTATTTGATTTTTCTCAAAAATTCAATAATTCACCTATACCAACTGAAAAATTTAGATTTCTTCAAGATTACCCAATATCACAATCTCAAAATACTGGATATTTGATCCCTCAAGATAATGATAATTATAAAACAATCGACCATTTATTATTTAATGGTAAATTAATTAATTTTAGTAAAGAAAATCATAAATGCTACCATTTAAGGCATTTGATTATTTTTAGAAACCACTTTGCAACCCCTACATTTCATAAATTACCTACATCTTCTAGGGACCATATTTTGAATCAAATACCGTCATTTGTTCCAAATAGAAGTAAAAACTTATTTTTAACACGAACGATTGGATTGCATATAAAGCGGATATTGGATAATATGTATGATATAGATAAATTTTTTGTGGATAAAAATTTCGATGTTATTAATCCTGAAAATATAAGTTACATAAATTTTATAAATTACCTAAGAAATGCAGATAATGTTTTTTTAACCTGGGGTGGAATTATGGTTTGCCTAATGTATGTTAAACCCACTGCAAATGTGTATATACTTAAAGGAAGAGATTATAACGAAGAGGATCTAAGTGTAATAAAAAATATGATTTCAAATTATAGTTTAGAAAATAGAATAACCGTTATTAATAGTGTAGATAATCGTATCAGTATTGAACAACTTAATGCTTATGTATAAAGACGATTCTTAAAGTTGTTATGTGAACATTTTATTCTTATGGTCTGCGACGTTTTATCACATTTTATTTTGTTACCATTTATCGTAACAAAATATTCATTCTATCCACATATCGCTAGCCAAGGCAAGCCTATGTATGCAATGCAACGTTTTTTGCTGAAAAGTAAATCCACTTTTCATTTTTGGACATTTTTTTTGTCCATTTTTGAAAACCTAAAATACTTTTGGGTGAAAAGTGATGCAAAACACGCACCCTTACCATAAAGCTCTCAGTACCAAAAAAATAACGCAAAAAACGTTAGCATACTTTTTTCATTTTTCGAAAACTTCTGGCTGGAAAAGAATTTAAGCGTTTTTTTTATATCCTACATAAGATATATGTCTAAGACTGAAAAAACTGCAGCATATTCTTGTTCTGTCTGCACATTCATTTCACGTAACAAGACAGATTTTGATCGCCATTTACTCACAGCTAAACATAAAAAAAACGAGAAAAGGATACAAAAGGATACAGAAAAGGTACCAAAAATCTGCCCGGAAATTTATAAATGTGGGTGCGGAAAAACGTATCATCACCATAGTGGGCTGTGGCGTCATAAAAAGAGTTGCAGTTTTTTTTTAATCGGTGAGAGCGATGAACTTCTGCTTCTTGGAGATAAATTGAACGAAAAAGATTTGATAATGTACTTGTTAAAAGAGAATAAAGAATTTAAAGAGATGATAATTGACCAGAGCAATAAAATGATGGAATTGGCGACAAAACCATCGACCATTAATAATACCAATTGCAATAATAAACAGCAATTTAATTTGCAGGTTTTTTTGAATGAAAAATGCAAGAATGCAATGAATATGAGCGATTTTGTGAGTTCTCTCGAGATTGAAAATGGTGATTTTGAGGATATGGGTAAACTAGGTTATGTACAAGGCATTTCCAACATTTTTATAAAGGGGTTAAAGGACTTGGATGAAACCATTCGTCCACTTCATTGCAGTGACCGGAAGCGAGAGATTCTCTATATTAAAGAAAATGACGAGTGGAATAAAGACGAAACCAAGGATAAAATGCGGAATGCAATTGCATTAATTGCACATAAGAATTTCAAATACATACCGATATGGAAAGATGCGAATCCTAGTGCAGATGACGCAACTAATAAAAAAAATGACCAATACATTAGAATAGTAAATCAAGTTACGACTGGTATAACACCAGATGACTGCACAGGGATAAATAAAATAATACGAAATGTTGCAAATCGTGTCACTATAGATCGTTATACTGAGAATTAGCACTTAATAAAAGCTTAATAGTTTCATACGTCTAAAATAATTCAAGCAAATTATAATTCAATAATTCATTTGAGAAATGTAAATAATTTAACATATCTGATTCCGGCGTTGTTTTCGATTGAAATAAAATATACTTACATATATGTAGTAGTTCGTTGTTATTTTCTAGATAGCAAATCATACTTATTAACTTATGGACATTTAACCGAAGATTGTCGACATTATGGTCAATTAAAAATGTGGCGATCAATTTAAATATTTGTTTCATTTCATCTTTCAACATTTTCATATATTCTTTATATTGAAAAACATCACCATCGCAAATTAATTCTAATATGTTATTATGTATTTTCATAATAATATATTACATTTAAATAATTATATATTCAAAAAAAATAATTATATGTTTACAGTTTCTAGTAAAGAATATATATAAGAATAATGTTTGATATTTTACATCTCATCTACAACCGTCAACTTTGACTTCTTTGCCACCTTTTTCTTGGGTATCTTCGATGTCTCGCCACGCGACAATCTAGCACGTTCTTCTTTATAGTGCAAATATTCGGCTTCTAATTTCGCCAATTCATTCAACCACATATTCTGCGTAGTCATTGATTGGATGGTCGTCAACTCTACTGACTTATCTCCGTGCTCTTTCATCAATTTAGCGACGTTTTCCTCTGTCACACTGTCCATCGGCATTCTTGTCAAGTACTTGTATTCTTCGTCGTCGTCCATTATATCGTAGCCCTTGCTCTTCAGCATCGCAACGACTTCATCGCGTTTCTTTCTTCTAAAATCGACTGTGCCATCCAATGTTTCTTTAATATATTTTGCCTTGTTCGATAACAGCAACAACTCTTTTTTTATGGTATCAATTAAATAAGCTTTTCTCACAGAATATAACTGTAGCCTTGTATCAAAATAATCATCGATAATTTCGACAACATTCGAATACTTCTTCAATTTATCGTTTGCATCAAATAGATGCATATTTGATGTCGTGTTTGTTGTGTAAAGTTTGAACTGCTTTTCCAATCCATTGCACCCGTTGTCCAATTGAGTCGCCTCCAGCTCATCCAATTTACCCTTCTGAAGAGTAATGATAAAGTCAACGGTAGTGTCTTTGCTCATATCATCATAATCTTTGACAGTTGGAACAACTTTTTTTCCATTCTTATCAGTCGATTCCGTCAAGGATTCCAGATATTCCTTGAAATCGTCCGTCCACGTTCCAACCGGCAATTCGGTAATACGGATTTTATCTGTACCCAGTTTCTCGTATTTACCTTTGATCAAATATTTGCCGTCTGATATGGTGGTAATCGTGCCATTGAAGCCTTCATAATAAGGCACAAACTCCGCCTGCAAACTGGAAGTCTGTGACAGCTTAGCACGCAAATAGTGGATTATTTCGAGCGGATTATAGCACATAATATCAGTACTGAAACCAGTACCAATTCCTTTTGATCCATTGACCAGAATCATTGGGATGATGGGTGCGTAATACAGTGGCTCAACCGGGGATCCGTCGTCGTCCAAATACTTGAGAATTTTATCGTCGGCTTCATTGTATATGATTCGCGTTATTTTGCTCAACTGGGTGAAGATGTATCTTTCCGACGCAGAATCTTTTCCACCTGCCAAGCGGGAACCAAATTGACCATTCGGTTGGAACAAATTGATATTATTGGAGCCAACGAAATTCTGTGCCATACCAACAATAGCCGCATTCAAAGATGCCTCGCCGTGATGATAACCAGAGTGTTCTGAAACATAACCACTAAATTGTGCAACCTTGATTTCACTGGTTAGTCCCTTTTTAAAAGCAGCAAATAGGATTTTACGCAGACTTATTTTTTGTCCATCCATCAGGTTTGGAATGCTGCGGTCATTGTCATATTTTGAGAAATGGATCAACTCCTGATGAATAAACTCTTCAAACGTCACGTTTTCTTTGTTTGTGTCCAAATAGCTGTCTCGATTATATCCACCTAGCCAATCTTTTCTGTCGTCGGCACGCTTTTTGTTGAACACCATATCAACAGCGTCGTCGCTCGTTTTCCCACTGTGCTCAAACCCGACCAATTTCTTTTTCTCGAAATATTCTCGAAACTCTTTACCAGTACTTGTACCCAATCCCTTGTAATATTTGATACCCCATCCTTTTCTGTCACTTTCGTCTTTCCACAAACGATATTCGCCTTCATTGTAGAATACTAGTTCTTGTGATCCCTTTTTCGCCTTTAAAATCGGGGTATTCATAAATCCAATGAAACCCGGTATCTGTGCCAAAGTTGGCCACTCCGATTGAAATAGATTAATGCCTAGCCCTTTGATATGGCTTCCATCAAGATCCTGATCAGTCATAAATAAGACTCTTCCATACCTCAGCAGACGCTTTGCATCATCGATTGTCTTGTATTCCTTGCCAGTCTCCAAACCTAGAATCTTCTTGATCTCTGCGATTTCTTTATTTTCCGCAATTTTCTTAGTCGCCTCACCTCTCACATTAAGGATTTTTCCCTTCATCGGGTAAACACCAATGTAGTTTCGATCATCCGATGACAAACCCGATACAATACCGGCTTTGGCAGAATCACCCTCGCAAAAGATAATAATACATTCACTTGATTTATCAGTGCCAGCCCAATTAGCATCAATCAATTTTGGTATTCCGCGGATATTTTTGGTCTTTGACCCATCGGTCTTTTTAGCGGCCTTGTTTTCTTTCACTTCAGTTAAAGCACAAGCCGCGTCCATCACGCCCATTTTCGCCACTTTTTCGATAAATTTGTCGCTTACAGAACAGGTAGATCCGAATTTTGCCGAAGGCGTGTTCATATAGTCCTTCGTTTGACTGTCAAATGCAGGATTTTCAATATCACAACGCAAGAACAGAATTAGTTGCTCTTTAATTGCTGTGGCATTTACATTAATCTTCCTCTTTTTTTCAATATAAACACACAGTTTTCGAGTAATCTGTCCCAAAATATATTCAACGTGTTTGCCTCCTTTCGACGTGTGAATACCATTTACAAAACTGACTTGAGCGAATTCGTGTGAAGGAGATAGACCGACCGCATATTCCCATCGCTCACCGCTTTCTTCGTGTACGCGTTTCGAATCATCCTTGCTGCCAATATATAGGTCAATATATTGCTGAAAATTCTTCACAGGAATCGGAATCGAATTGTATTTCACTTTCAACGATTTATCTGTCACAGCTGATATGTCATAAACACGCTTTTTCAATAATGCGATCATATCATCCGTCAGCCCAGGAATTCCTAGGCGTGCATAATCGGGTTTGAACATAATCTTGGTATACGGCTTTCCTTTGTACTTGGTAACAGTAGGTTTTTCAATAATATCTAGATTATTTCGAAATTCCTGTGTATATTTGAGTCCGCGAATGTGATCAACGGTTTCAACATACCCATAAGTCGACCAAATGAGGACCAACTTAAATCCAAATCCGTTTTTTCCGCCGACAATTTTTTTCTCTGTCTTGTCATAATTGGTCGATGTACGCAAGTGACCGAAAATCAACTCTGGGATCCATAATTTGTGCTCTGGATGCATTGCGACATCAATACCATTACCATCATTTATCATTGTAATAGTGCCATCATCTTGAATGGAAACGTCGATCGATGTTACTGGCAAAGAATTGGGTACATTGTCGTCGATTGCCTTTTCCATTCGCTTTGCGTGATCGCGACAATTGACAATAGCTTCGTCGTATAATTTGTACAATCCTGGTACAAATTGTATATTTTTCTCATAT